TCTTTTCAAGGCTCAGTTTCCAGAATCCAAGAAGAATTTATCAAGTGTACCGAGCTACTGCAGAAGATCGAAGCATCTTCTCCTGAGATGGCCACGAAGTTTCGTGGAGCACTGGGGCAGGCTCTGGACAGCATGAAAAGTCAGTTGTAAGGAGGAAGTGCAATGGGAAACATCATTGGATCCTGCCGATACTGTGGACAGGTAGGGGCTGTGGACAAGCAGTTTCTGACACAGGAGTCGGCGGATATCTGGGCAACGGCAAACTGTAATTGCCCGGAGGGGCGGAAACAGCGTGAGCTGGAAGAGAGAATTGAGAACGCACAGGAGCGGGTGGAGCAGCTGTTCGGAGAAGAATGTCTGGATCTCGGTTTCCGGTCGGCGGCGCCTGAAAAGACGGTTCAGTTTTTGAAGAAGATCGTGGAAGCGGTCGCGCACGACAGGATCCTTGGCGCCAGTGTGCAGCTGGAAGGCTGCGGGCGGTTTGCCATCCGGGTGACAAGCAAAGGAAAGATTCGGGTGGAACGGGCGGAAGCAAGAGTCTATCAGCTGGAGGAATGACTATGGGACAGAGAAGAGAAAAGAAGCTGCGGAACACGAAACATATGAAATATGCCGGCAGGTTTGAACTGTGGCTCTGGCGGGAGCCGCCTATGTGGCGTATCCGGGCGTGGCACAGATGGAAGAAGGAAAGACCGAGGTGGCAGTCATGAGTATGGATCAGTGGAAGGTCTATCACCCTTATTATGGAGCGATCTTTCTACCGGCGGTGAACCGGCTGCAGGCGCTGACACAGGCGGCAAAGATGTGGGGCGTTCGATGGACACAGATCGCCCGGGAGTGCGAGATCGAGAGGATGGTTGCAAATGGATGATCGAAAGGACTGGCATTGCGATAATTGTAAGCTGGCTAGGGAAGAAGAATGGCCAAAAGGTAAAAATGTGCTGCGCTGCGGTCAGCCAGGTCATTATTACGGACGGGTTACAGCGTTGTATCCTGTGGGACGCCGCGGTGTGATTTCGGATTTACCTGCACCTGTGTGGTGCAAAAGTTATGAACCGAAAATATGCGTTTGAATTTTCAAGGGATACCCTTGGACAGCAGGGGTATCCCTTGATGGAGTGCTGCATTTTGTTCACAGGAGCTGTGAACAAAATGGAACACTCTGAAAGGAGCCTATATTGATTCACGTGCGCACGCGCGCGTGAATTCAGGCTTGTAACCAATCATAACTTAACGACCATCTGACGGTGGAGGGAATATGTACAAGGGTAGATTCTTCAACAGGGAAACGGTGTATGTCTGCGGCGATTATCTCGACGGGGACATATACCCAGTATTCCAGCGGCCGGGGATCCGGCGGAAACGGTGTAAGCCGACCAAGGAGATTCAAGCCAGGCTGAACCAGAAGAATGCGGAGAAGAAGCTTACCCGGCTGGTGCATACAAACTTCACAGAAAAAGATCTTGCGCTGCATCTGACATACCGGCGTGGATCAGAGCCTGCAGACGAACTGGAAGCAAAAAAAGATCTGCAGAATTTTATCCGGAGGCTGAAGCGGCTCTATGCCAGATTTGGGCTGGAGCTGAAATACATATCCTGCACAGAAATTGGCATCCGTGGAGGCCGTGTCCACCATCACCTGATCATCACAGGGGGCATGGATCGTGATCGGATCGAGCAGCTGTGGGGAAAAGGTTTTGCCAACTCCAAGCGCCTGCAATTTGGGGAGGACGGTGTGACCGGCCTTGCTCGATACATGGTCAAGGACAAGCGTTTCTACAAGCGGTGGAACCAGAGCCGGAACCTGACCATCCCAGAGGCGCAGAAGAGAGATGGATCGGTGCATCTGGATGAACTGGAAGATCTGGCGGAAGCCATCGAATGCGGTGCCGGCAGGGACTGGTTCGAAAGCCGTTATCCCGGATTTGAGCTTGTGGAAGCCAGAGTATATCGGAATAACACCAACAGAGGGGTCTATGTGAGTTTTTCCATGCGGAGGATCCCGGGAGCAGCAGCGACACCTGAGGGTGCCGCTGATCGTCGTGCTTACAGGAAGGGGGCAGGCATATGTTCCGGCTCAAAAGAGGGATAAATGCGGATTATAACCGGCAGGGGTATGTGTATTTCCTTTCTCTGCAGTACCAAAAGCTGCCCAAGGAGTCCAGAGAGAAGATCCGTCGCCTGTGCCGTGAGGCCGGGGGAGAGCATCACCGGGCGCTGCTGGAATTTGTCACCACGGAAACATCGGCCACCGCGGTCTGCATGAAATACTACATTGGCAAATCGACTTTGTATCGGATCGTAAAAAAATACTACGAAACTTTCCCGGATACCCTTTGAGACGGAAACAGATGACCTGTTTCCGTCGTTTTTTATGCTTTGAAAGATGGGACTCAGCGACATTACTTTTGTGCTACGATTTATTCTGGAAGGCGGCAGAGGCATCTGCTGACCGGGAAAAAGGCACTGCGAGTTTCGGAGAGCGGGAGGGTTCCGGCAGCGCCGTGAAAGAGTTTTTCCCCACGACAATGTGCGTGCGGGGGCGTGCGTGTGCACGAACAATGAAAGGGCAGGGAGTGATGGCAATGGGAGCACCCCGTAAATACACGGCAAAAACATTGGAGCGGGCTGTGACGGATTATTTCAGATCCATCACTCGTCGGAAGAAAGTCACGGAGGCGGTACCGACCGGCGAAAAAGACAAAGACGGGCACATGATCTTTGAGCAGAAGCCGGTGATCAACGATCTGGGGCAGGAGGTCTGCATCCTGGAATATATCGTGCCGCCGGAAATGGCGGCGCTGTATGATTTCCTGAAGATCGACCGCAGCACGTGGAACAACTACTGCGATCCGAACCTGCATCCTGAATTTCAAAAGATCACGGAAGCGGTTTATGAGCGCATGAAGGCTTGGAATGAGCGTGAGCTGCTGACCCGTCCGGGCAAGGATCTGAAGGGCATCGTCTTCAATCTGGAGAACAACTACGGCTACCGTGAACGGCTGGAAGCAACAGTCAAAGGTGGCGTGGATGAACTGCTGGGCAAGCTGGCTCAGGAAGGGGCGGAGGGATCCTTGTGATCAAGGGTGCTGAGTTTCTTCTGAACGCAAGGAAATACATTGAGACTTTCCTGAAGATCCAGACCAAGGAAGGCAAGCTGGAACCCTTTCGGCTCAATGAAGCGCAGGAGCGATTTTACAATGTGCTGAAGGAAGAACAGCAGAAAGGAAAGCCTATCCGTGTGATCGTGCTGAAGGCTCGACAGATGGGATTTTCCACTTTGACAGAGGGGCTGATCTTCAAGAACACGGCAACCAGCTTTGACTTCAACAGCCTGATCATTGCCCATAAGGACGAAGCGACGGCAAACCTCTTCCGCATGAGCCAGCGGTTCTATGACCATCTCCCAGATGAGATCAAGCCGAGAACCCGATCCAGTAATGCGCAGGAGATCATCTTTGATGCGCCGCCAAAGCAGGTGGCAAAAGGTGTGCAAGGACTGCGGAGCCGGATCCGATGCGCCACAGCAGGCGGTAGCGGTGTTGGACGAAGCTACACTCTGCAGAATGTCCATATGTCGGAGCTGGCGTTCTGGCCAGGAAACAAGCTGGAGACCTATACAGGCATCATGCAGGCGGTCCCGGATATACCGGGCACCATGGTGATCATCGAAAGCACAGCAAATGGTTACGACACCTTTAAGCAACTGTGGGATGCAGCAGTGCAGGCACAGAGGGATGGAACAGACGGCTTTGTGCCGGTGTTCTTTCCGTGGTATGAAATGCGGGAATATCGCCGGACGGTACCGGCGGATTTCTGCCGGACACCGGAGGAAGAAGAACTGGCGGAAACGTTCGGTCTGGATGATGAGCAGCTGGCGTGGCGCCGCTGGTGCATTGCCATCAACTGCGGCGGAGATCTGGATCTGTTCCATCAGGAATTTCCGGCGACGCCGGATGAAGCGTTTATCGCCACCGGCCGCTGTGCCTTCGACAAGGCGGCTCTGGTTCTTCGCCGGGAGAAAGTCAGGGAACTGGAGTGGGAGTACGGAATGTTCCGCATCACCCGGGACTATGCCGGAAAGATTGCCGGGTATCAATGGCAGCCGGAGGAACGGGGTCCCATTCGGATCCGAAAGCACCCGGAAAAAGGTGTCCCCTATGTTCTGGGTGGAGATACCGCCGGTACCGGCAGCGACTACTTTGCTTCTCATGTGCTGGATAACCGCACAGGTGAGCAGGTGGCAGTGGTCCATCATCAGTTTGGTGAGAGAATGTACGCCGAGCAGATGTTCTGCCTTGGTATGTATTACAACGAGGCTTTGATCGGTGTGGAAACCAACTACTCCACATACCCGGAAATGATCCTGGAAGATCTGGGGTATCCCAATCTGTATGTCAGAGAGCGCTACGACAACTTCACCGGGAAAATGGTGGATGCTTATGGCTTCGAGACCACACCTTCCACACGCCCTGTTCTGATCGACGGACTGAAGGATGTGGCGAAGTACAGCTTGGAGACCATCACGGATTATGACACGCTGGGTGAGATGCTGACGTTCGTGTATGACGAGCACTGGAAGGCGCAGGCGGAGCAGGGAGAGCATGACGATCTTGTGATCTCTTTGGGCATTGCCCACCGGATCCGAGGACAACAAAGAACCACGGTAGAAGTGACTGCCGGAGAGAGCCGGAAGTGGACGGAAGATATGTGGGAGGATTACGAGAATGCATCTGAGTCTGAACGGCAGATGCTGATCGAGCAATGGGGATCCCCCAGATAGGAGGAAGACATGAAAAAGGACACAAAGAAGCTGCGAATGTGGCAGGAACGGCTGGCAAGGAACCAGACGGCCTATGCATCACAGGTGGATCGGATGGATCGGAGAGAAGCTCTGTACCGTGGAGACAATGCGATTCAGAGCATGGTGCCCGGCGACAGAAAGGCCAAAACGCCCCATGTGCGGAATATCTGTGCGGAGCTGATCGAGGCGCAGGTCAATTCCGGGATCCCGGCGCCGAAGGTTACGGCGAAAAGACCGAAGGACGAAGCGAAAGCCAAGCTTATTGAAGATATGCTTCGCAACGAGCTGGATCGCCTGCCCTTCGAGCAGCTGAATGACATGATGGAACGGACGGTACCCATTCAGGGCGCCGCAGCATTTCTTTTGGAGTGGGACAACAGCAAACGCACTCACTCCACTGTGGGAGAACTGGCGATCTCTTCCATTCATCCCAAACAGTTTGTTCCGCAGGATGGCGTCTATTCCTCCATTGAGGACATGGACTACTTCTTCCTGAAGGTGCCACAGACAAAAGAATACATCCGCCGTCGATATGGCGTATCGGTGGATAATGAGGCGGAGCGGGAGCCGGAGATCAAGGGACCGGACGGCGAGTCTGCAGCGGAAGATATGGTGACCCAATATGTGGCATATTACCGCAATGACAATGGCGGCATTGGTTTGTTCAGTTGGGTGAACGATGTGATCCTGGAGGATCTGGAAGACTATCAGGCTCGGCGCCTGCGCCGCTGTGCAAAGTGCGGCGCCGTGGAACCGGCGGAAGCAACGCCTGCGGAGGCACCGACTCTGGACGGGTCCCTTCCTGTTGATCCTCCCGAGCCCAGAACCGTAGGTAAGAAGGATTGCCCCTACTGCGGCAGCAGAAAGTGGGAGCAGGTGGCGGAAGAATACGAAGAAATCTGGGTACCCGTGACCAGAACGGATGGGACAGTGATCCCGGGTGCAACGCAGACGGAGATCCAGACCGGCCAGTTGGACGAAGCCGGTCTGCCGGTGGCCATGATCGAGAAGATCCCGACCAGAGTGCCCTATTACAAGCCGGATATTTATCCTGTGATCCTGCAGAAGAATGTCAGCGTTTACGGCTCTCTGCTGGGAGACAGCGACATTGACAAGATTGAATCGCAACAGAACACCATCAACCGAATTGAGGCAAAGATCATCGACAAGCTCTGCAAGGGCGGTTCCTATATGACCCTGCCGGAGAAAGCCAGCATCAAGGCAGACGGGGAAGACCTGAAGGTGATTCGCCTGTCAAACCCGGCAGAAAAGAACATGATAGACGTGTTTGATGCACAGGCTTCCGTGGAGCAGGATCTTGTGTATGTAAATCAACTCTACGAGGAATCCCGGCAGCAGATCGGCATTACCGACAGCTTCCAAGGGCGTGTGGACCGCACCGCCACATCCGGCAAGGCAAAGGAGTTTTCTGCGGCACAGGCTGCCGGCAGACTGGAGAGTAAGCGCATCATGAAAGATGCTGCCTATGCTGCTCTCTTT